CAGATGACGCATTGCCAACGCTGGTATTGTTTAAATACCCACGAATTTTTCCAGACACATCCAATTTCTGTGTCGGCGAACTCGTCCCAATACCCACTCTCTGAGAAGCATCAATACTTAGCGCCGTAGTCGCACCAGCACCTGTTTTAAGGTCAAGTGTACCCGTAGTGTCTCCCGTCGAGACTAGCGCGGTTCCTGATGTAGTTCCTGCGGATATACTTGACATAGCTAATTCCTTATTGAGCTTCTAATGCTGCGATACGGGCAGTCAGGGATTCGATGATGGCTTTTAATTCGGCTATTTCATCTGTTTGTTCATTCACGGCTGCGGCAATAAGTGGGATTGTCTCCGTGTATCGCAAAGACAAACGCTCAGGGTCGCTTGCATCAACGGACTCAGGCAGTATTTCAAACCAGTCTTGGGCGATAAGGAAAGACCTTGATACATCTTCCGAATCGGTAATGTATCGCCCAGTTACGGTGCGAGCAGTTTTAAGTTTTGTTTTTGCGTCTGTAATAGGCGTAAGACTTGTTTTTGCCCTGATGTCTGAATACGCCGCCCAAGCCGATGCGTTGAATGCTAATTCCACTCCATTAGAGCCATTTTGTGCAACAAGCCTTCCAGCCGTGACAAACATCTTATAACCAGCATCACCTATCCAAAATCCGGTGTATGTTCCTTTGGAAATTTGAAGCAAACCGTCTGATTCGATACGCATACGCTCGGAGCCGTTAGTCCAAAAAGCCATAAAGCCACTATCTGGGTAATACCGAATTCTCCCAGACGTTGAGTCTGCGCTGTTTAAGAAATCTATATCTTGGTTGTATGCGTTTGCGCCAGTACCAAAAGTCATGCCAACATCTGCTGATGACGTTCTAAGTGACAAACGTTTTGAAGGCGAACTTGTACCAATCCCCACATTACCGGAGGAGTCGATACGCATCCGTTCGGTTAAGCCGCCAGACGCAAAGGTAATAACGCCACTCGCGTTGTCGGCGGCGATTGAAACACCGGCAGAGTTGTTGTTGTAAAGAGATGCAGAGTTAGCCTTCAACACCCCGTTTGTGGTGTATCCCGTTCCAAATAGATAAACACCCGCAACAGCCGTTCCGTTTTGCAGCAGAAGATTTGCGGCTGCGGCTGTCCCTGCGTTGGAGTTATTTATCCTCCACTGCGTAGAACCATTCTGAGACAAGACGATATTATTGTCGGCGCCGGTTCCGCTTATAGCCCCCGTCGCACTCAGCGTCGTAAACGCACCAGTTGACGGTGTTGTTGCGCCTACCGTTCCGTTGAGGGGGCCGGAAAATCCAGCGGAAGTAAGAGTCGTTCCGTTAAACGTAAGATTAGAGGAATCCTGAAGAAGTCCTCCAGCTCCGGCGTAAGTAACCCTACCAGAAGTTAAACCAGACGCAGTTACAGTCATAGTCCCACTGGTTGCCGGTAGATTGATCGTCGTTGTCCCAGCTACAGCAGGAGCCGCTAGGGTTATCGCTCCGCTAGTATCACCAGAAACAATTATTGAACTCATATTCTTTCCTTAGAGGACAACCCAACGGCTACCCGATGGGACAGTTACCGATACACCCCCGCTCACAGTCACAGGGCCAACAGACGATGCTGAATAGCCAGAAGGGATTGTGTAGCTGGTTCCGACAGTCATGTTATTGACAATAAGCCCGTTACTTGCCTCAATCTCCGGGGTAGACAGCGCACCGGTTCCGGAGGTAAATGTCAGGCTAGATGCGTCAATTAACAGACCATCCGTAGTAGCGTACGGTACGCGCCCGGAGGTTAACTGGAAGTTAGTGTTGGCTGACTTACCCGCCGGATACACCACAAACACATCCTTGGTGCCAGCACTGAAGTTGACGGCAGAGCCGGAGTTGGATGACGCCAGAATAGTGTCGCGGGAGAGGGTTGTGCCAGAGGACGTATAAGTGCCGACGCCGACTTCCCACTCGTTGGTGCCCTGACCGGCGATGCAGTAGTAGGTCGTGTTGGCGTTGCCGATGGCCGAGAAGGACTGATATCCCGTAGAAGCACCCGCCAGAGTAACTGTTCCGGTGCCGGTCGTGGTAGTTGTTTCTTTTACGCGATCTTTGAGTACGAGGGCCATTTACGTATCCGTATCAATAATTTGCCAGTTTGTCGAAGCCTCTCCGGTAACCTCAACCCAGCCCGTCGGCGTATTTGCAGTGATCTGCGCCCAATTGGCGTTTTGCACGTCATCAATCAGGTTCCACAGGAATGCCCCAATGATAACATCCGCACCTGTTACCGTGTCAGAGAAGGCCGCATTCAGGATCGCCGTATTGGTCAAAACATCCGTGCCGACGGCGCTTTCCGATATGGACGTTGGGAACGTAATGTAACCAACGGAAGAGTCACTTCCAGCAGCTAGTTCGGACAGGGAAACAGGGAATATAACGACTGTCGAAGCTACATCCGAGCCGGTCGCGGTCTCCGACACGTTACCGAAAAACACGTACGACGACGAGACTAGATCAGAGCCGGTAGCCGTTTCTGATATCAACGGAGCAAACAGCGCTACCGCAGAAACCGCATCGAGCCCCTGTGCCTGCTCACTGACACTTGCCGGGAACGTAATGTAGCCAACGGAAGAATCACTCCCGGTGGACAGCTCGGAGAGAGCAGAATAAAAGACAGCCGTAGCGGACGCAGAATCAGAACCCGTGGACAGCTCTGAAACTGTTCCTTGGAAAATAGCCTTGCTGCTGATGGCGTCCGAACCCGTGGACAGCTCCGCCACAGAAACGGGAAACGTCGCTAAACTTAAAACAGCATCACTACCTGTTGCCGTTTCGGACACGGACGACAAGTAGGAAACCCCGGAAAGCGAGGAGAAGGGTGCCCCGGAAAATGTGGCTAGACCGAACACCCTTATTCGCTCCTATGCGCTAAATCAAGCTGCGTCGAGGCTGAAGGTATACGTCACATTCAGCGTGTCACCAGACACTACCGAACGGTCACCCGGGGAGCTGAAGTCCGACGCCGAGAACAGCGTACCCGTCGAGCCACCCTTGGTGCTGTTGCTGACCAAGAACGCACCGCCAACCGTCTGCGTAGCGTTGATGTTGAAGGTCGCCGGGGATGCCGAGTTGGTGGCAACCGACGGATCAGCCGTAGTCGGGGTGGCAAACGTGCAGGTCGGGCGTGTAGCGTTGCTATACGGGGTAACTTCCGTCCAGCCAGCGTGGGATGCCATCGTATCACCAGCAGCCGGGGTGTTCGATGCACCAGCGCCATACAGACCCAGATACCACGTAGCGGAAGCAGAGCCACCAGTCAAGGCCGCAGCGTTCATGTACTGCAGACCTTCATTAACCACGAGGTTGTGGTCTTCGACAAACCATTTCAGTTCGCCGTCTTTGTTAAAACACTCGATGCGGTATACGCCGCCAGCTTTCGATTTGACTTCCATGTTCTACTCCTTATCCTAGTCTAATAATGGCCGAGGTGCTGGTAGCCGATGGGAATTGCACCTGAAACGTCGTGGTTGAAGTCTTGTTTGAACCAAAGTCCAGCACACAGACAGCCGGGTTAGTCGTGCCGTTGTACTTGTAAATCAAAGCACCACGAGCAGTAATCGCGCCAGACCACGACACATCCGAAAAGGACAGATACGCTACTGCACCGCTACCAGCCTGAGTCCCGATCGTAGGCACTTGACTGACGGTCAGGGTAGCCCCACCCGCGCTGTATCCAGCGTCCGCAACTTCACCGGTGGCTGAATAAGCCGTAGTATCCGCGTCCAGCGTAGCCGTGTTGGTGTAGAGCGCGATCTTGAATACATCAGTCGTGCCGGTGCCAAAGTCGTAGGTGCCGTCCAGCAGGCCGGTTTTGAAGACGTTGCACAGTGCGTTGCCGGTAAAGCTCATAGCCTATTACCCTTACGGATATTGATTACGGCAGGGATTACTTGGAGATTGTTTGGCACATGAAGTCCAGAAACAGTTTTACCCTGCAGCGGAATTATATGATCAACATGCCATGAAAACCCCATCATTTTAGTGCGCAAGGCCGCAAGCTCATAAGCTTCTTTGATGAGCCAGTGCTCTTCTGGGCCCACCCACTTAGGCGTACGGTTTATTTTGGCAAGCCTGCGTTTAACAGTATGCGCATTAACCGAACCCCTGTTTTTTGATTTGGTTCGCTTGGCATATGCTTTAATCAGTTCCGGATGCTCCGCAGACCACTTACGCTTAGACGCCTCTACTTTTTCTCGATTAGCTTTCCTATATGCACTACCGTAATCAAGAGCTTTTTTGTACAAATCCGGAGTTTGTTTGCGAAGCTCTCGGTGTTTAGCACCATACTTTTTAGCCTGCAGTCGTTTAAACTCAGGATTAGCCGCTCTTCGCGCTCTAAGCCACTCACGCGAGCACTCAATACACCCACCAGATACCCATCGATGCCCATCAAGCTCTGGATGTTTATGGCATACCCCGCCATAGCACTTATTGAGCCCTAACGCTTTTGCTTCTTTTCTAGTATATCGAGTCATAACACCGGCACCCTCGCCTTTCCAGACCGATATTGGTCGGAGGCTTCCATGCCGTCGCCCAGACGTTTGGCCAGCATCAATGCTTCCTGATACTTCTTCTCATAGTTGGCCACCATGTCGGGCTCGCCCTTCATGAACGTGTAAGCTTCCACCAGCGAGCCGTAGAGCAACACAGGATCGTAGTTCTCACTCAACCATGTGTAACCGCTTGCAGCAATCGTGATCGACTCAGGATAATAGAAATAATGAAGTTCGACCGTGTAAACGGCATCCGGAGTCGGCCCGAGGATGAACGTCAGCTCTGTCTCATCGGTAGACAGGGGGCCAAACAGCGCGTAATACGCGGGCAATCCGGTGTCCGTTGGGACGGGGTAGGCTTCACGGATGTAGCTCACATCCTTGTTCAGCATGTAGCTATACGCACCGGTGCCGTCAACCACAGCCATTGAATACACCGCGAGGAAATCCCCGGGGCAGTTCAGGTATTTGTTGTTGGTCGAAGTAGAGCCGGTAACATTACGCCGGAGGGCCGGGAACAGGACGGTGTTGTAGATTCGCTGTTCGGCCTGAGTAATGAAGGTGTTGATCTGCTCGGCGCTGGTGAGCGTAGCTGACGCCCCGGCACTGTCAGTAAAGACGGTATTTGGGAAGTCATTTTCAAGGTATCCCTTGATTGTTAAGAACAAATTTTGGTAGTTGATTTACGCCACCCTTTGAAAAGTGTACAAACCAAACACTTTCCCCTTTCGTTTAATAGCCTCAGATATTGTTGAAGACTTCACTCCAACCCACTCTGCGGCGTATTTTTGCGCCAGAAAAGAAATGTTCAACTCTGGGCATGTTACAGGCCGGTGCTTCATCGCAGCAACTTGCTCAATTACCGCTCGCGGCAACGTAGTTTTCTTATGCGCTGCACGTAGTTTGGCCCTGTAATCAGACGACGCGACAACCTTGCGTAGACCGTCTAAAATTTTGGCCCGAACTTCAGGATTTGCCCAAGCTGCTTTCATTGACGCTGATCTATCCCCATACAATTTAGGCTTCTTTACGTGGTTAACCCACCGTTTACCACCGTACTTTTTACCAACCTCACGGCATCTGTCGGCAAATTCATCTGTGGCGCAAGCTTTTTGAATTGCATTCATCATTGCAACCCGGTGGCTGGGGTCACTCCACAGCAAACGCATTGATGTTCTGAGCTTCTGTTTTGTGGACTCAGCCATAGCTCTCCCGGGTGCGCCAGCGCCGCCACAAGTACGGTTATACGCTGGGCGTAACTCACTAATAAAGTACTTCTCTACTCTATTTAGCTCGGCCCTATCAAACGCAATATAAACCTCTTCAAACAAAAATTTCTCAAATCCAAATTTCACCATAGCTTTGCTAAAGACGGATACTGGATTTTTTATCGAGGCTTTGTGCGCGCTAACCCTATAAGACACGGGCTTTATGGTTTGTCCAACGTAAAATTCACCATTCACCAAATTCTTGGCTACATAGATTGAACCATAACGTTTACAAACCATGTTCATCAATCACCTCAAGCCATGGGGCCTCGTGCCATCAGACCTTTGGTAGCCGCACCGGTGCCACGCACCTTGATGCCGGAAGTCTTCGGAGCCGGATAGTCCTTGCTGGCAATGTTGGCAGCGCCTGCATTCAGCTCATTGATCGTCTCACGGTTTTTGGCCAGACCGACGGGGGCGACCTTAACGGATTTGATCTTTTCCATTACCGGCTCCTTTGGTTATTGGCGCGAGCCACATTGCGGCCCACTTTCTTCATCTCCAGCGACGTCACACCGCCCTTTTTGAAGGTCGGCTTCTGGCCCGGGTGCATCCGTTGCTCGTGTTTCCTGACAGCTTTCTTCGCGTCCATGTGTCACTCCTAAGTTACGGCCACGGTAACCGTGCCCAATGAAATGGTTGGTGCCAGCACGTTCGGTGTCAGGCTGGCGTCAT